TTGCTTTGCTGAACGCCGCTTTTTATTTTTCTTTATCGGAAATAACTTGCGGTATTCAGCAATGCTGACTGATGACATCAAGCACCACCTTTCAGCAAATTTTTCAACTGATTAGCAAAGCAGTTATAAACTCGTGCTTTATCTTGATCGCCAAAAAGGCTTGAAGCATGAGCATCGTGTTTATACTTTTGAACTAGGTTTTCAATTGAACTTCTTAGCTCAACTAAATTCGCTTGTTGTTCTTTTTGAATCTCCCAAGCCCACTTTCCAGATTTACCCTCAAACTCACTCATGACTGGCTCCTTTCCCCTGGCAACTTAGTCATAACACCATCTGGAAATTTAAAATCTCCATGCCACTTCCCGTTTTCCCAAATAGACCAAATCCCACATTCATCACTGTTGTAGTAATATCCAGCCTGCCAATGTGTCGCACCTTTAGGGCGGTGTTTTAATATTTGTTCAAACATGACCGCCTCCGTATATTGATTCGTGGTCGCGGATGGCTTGCTCTAATGCAGGTCTTTCAAATAATGTCGCGTACTTGCTGCCATTTTTATTGATGCGGCTTAGAATCTCTTTAGCTTCTTTAATACCGCCATCAAACGCATTAATTTGATCAATCGATTCCAGCAGGCGCTTGAGTTCGGAAATGTCTACAAAATACTTTTCTCGATCAGCCTTGCTAATCTCTACACTTTGACCACATTGGAACTCGAAACCTTCATTCCATTCAGTTGCGTTAGAAGGTGCTGAATCTACGATTTCCTTCGCGTATTGCAGTCCTTTATCTCTAATCAATTTAGATGCTTTCATGCATTCGCCCCTTCAATTAACTTAAGAATATTTCTAGGAATTGGCATACCTTCACGGCGGCACATCTCTACGTATTCGTGCGGATTGTCAAAAGGATCTGGACCTAGCTCTTGTTTGAGTTCTGGCACTTTTTCCTTAGCCTCAAGTTTTTGTACTGGTGCAGTTTTACGGCCATTAATCTTTAACCGTTCCATTAAAGATTTGAGATGCTTTTGTGCTTCATCATTGCTTACTGGAGTGTGTTCAGGTTCTTTATGCTCTAGTTGTAGCGGTGGGGTGTAAAACTCTTGCTGACGGCCTTTTAATTGCGCTTTAGCCACCATGACATTGTATGTACCAAAGAAATTATCTTGAGCAGCTCTCATTTGACCTGCTTCGATCAAATACATAACCTCATCTAATGCATACTTTGTGATTTGGGTAATAACCACAGTTCGGTCCGTCGTAAACTTACATGCACGTGACCAAGCTTCCTCTGGAGACATCCAACTTTCACCGATACACCAGGTGCGAAACTCTGCAAATGACGGCATAAAACGTCCACCTGCTGTTAATAAACGAGCAAGAGCGTTGTTAAATTGATTTTGTTGAACTCCAACCAGTGTTTTAAGTGCGATCTGCTCTACTACTGACAGCGGTATTGCACTCTCTCCACTTGTTGGGAATTGCTTATTGAACTGAGCAGCGTAAACAGTGCGAAGAGAAGCGATTAATTGACGCACTTCGTTCAAGGTAATCTCATGCATGACCTACCTCCTCACTCACTAGAAACTTTTTTGAAGGGGTTACATCCACGATTTGAGACTGGTTTTGTTCTTCAAAAAGATTTGCGAAGTAACCCGGCTCTTGTGTTTTTTGCCCAACTGAAGTGATTTGCTCTTGCTTCTTGCGGTTAGCAGCAACTTGTTTCTCGTTGTTTTGAACCCAAGAGAACCACTTAACCAACCAGATGCTTGGTGTATTCAACGAGCTTGATTCGTTTGCAAAGTACCAGTCACCGAAGTTTTGAATCATGGTTCTCAAGTCGATTTCAGGTACCGAAACAAATCTTTGTTGAGCAAGTGAAATGAAATCGTATTGAAACTCGCTGTATTCAGAAATGAATTCACGCATTGAATAGCGTTTGTGATCATCGATCTGATACTGAGCAAATTGAATTGGAGTTAATTGCGAATTTTCTCCACGCGTATTACTACTACTATCAATAATTGGTTCTTGGTTTATGGTTAATGGTTTATGGTTATTGGTTGGTTGCACATCCGTTTGTTCTTCGTTTAACGGATTTTCAACGACCGTTGAATTTTCGTTAGACGCTTGATCATCTTTTGATGAATCACTGTTGGACGAGCCTTTCTTTTTCGCTGCACGTTTTGCAGCAGACGCCTTACCAGCCTCACTCGCTTGTTTCTTTTTCCCGTGATATTCAGCAATTTCTCGTTCACAACGATTATTGCGATAAACACCTTCTTCAAGAATGAAAAACTCATCAAGTACATATTTGAGAGCTTCTTTTTGCTCTTCGGTAGTACATTGCAAACGACGTGCTAGACGATCAATGCTTGATGCATCAATCGCCTTTTCTGTGTCGTAATACATATCTAATAAGTCGCGGTAAATCGCACGCTCAATTAAACTGAGGTGGCGAGTCGCATTGTTAAAGTCACCAATATGGTGTTGGTAATAATTCATTCTGCACCACCTAAAAATTCAAATGCGCATTTAGCCACGATTGAAACTTGTCCATTTCCAATGGCTTTAAGTCGGTCCACCCGATGGGCCACCCCATCAGCCACTCGACCCAATTCGGGTTCAGCTTCCCACCATGTGAGTTCATTACATGATGATCGAGCCGATCGTTTACTCTGCTCTTGCCATCTTTCCTGGTTAGAGTCGCTGGTGATGAGCCTTTGCTCATTGAGGCAGTTGGAGTGGGCAAATTCTCCACCACGCCGGCTAAACCGTTCCTTGGATGATTGCTCACTTTGCCTCGTTTGTTCCCATCCGAAGCTTTGGGTGTTGGAAATGTTGCTACCCATGTTGTTAGTGTTCGTCCACTTTGGGATTTCGCTTTTGGATCGTAATGTTTGGCTGGCCCCCGCTTCCCCTCGCTGGCATCTGGCATAGGCAACAATCCAGATTCGGTCACGGATATGGGGCGCTCCAAAGTTAGATGCTGAAAAACGTGCCCAGTGCGCGTCATACCCCATTTGGGCAAGGTCACTGATGACTCTTGTAAGTCCTCTGGAAACAAGCATTGGTGAGTTTTCCACGTACACGTATCTAGGTCGTACTTCACCGATAATTCGTGCCATTTCTGACCAAAGCCCGGAACGTTCACCTTCAATCCCTGCGCCTTTTCCTGCGGATGAAATGTCTTGGCACGGAAATCCACCAGATATAACGTCAACAATTCCTTGCCATGGTTTTCCGTCAAAAGTTGTAATGTCAGACCAAATTGGGAAAGCTTCGAGAATTCCATCATTCTGTCGTTGCGCCAGAACTTGTGCGGCGTAGGCATCACGTTCAACTGCGCACACTGTTCGCCATCCCAAGAGATAAGATGCGAGTACTCCGCCACCAGCGCCTGCGAAAAGAGCCAACTCATTCATTTGGTCTCCTGAACATTTAACTGAATGTAAGTACTACCCAAGAAACGAATACGCCCAGCACGACCAAGGCTTTTGATAATTTCCTCAGCATGGTTATATGTAATACGATGCTGACGAACTAAAACGTCCTTGAAGTCATCACGCTTTACAGCTGCATTTTTAGTGTCAGCTTTGATTCGCTCTAGGTTCTCTTCACACTTTTTGATTAATGCTTTAAGTGTGTGGAGAGCCGGTTCAAACCAGCTCTGGATTATTTGCTCTTGATTTGATAGATTAGTTTGCATATTCGATTCCTCTAGCCAGTAATTGAATTAACTAAGCCTGATTTCCGAGATCAGGCTTTTTTAATATCCAAGCTTTTCCTTTTGACCACTGATTTCGTCATGAAATAAGTCATCAACTGTTTCTATACGGTTCATCCAACTTTTAGACATGACTAAAAGTGCAGCAACACGTTCTTTATCAATACTCTGATAATCTTTAGGAACGACTTTTAATCCAAGCAAACTCAATAGCTCGCAAAACATTTCAATCTCATTCAAGCCATTGTTTTTCTTGTCTGTTTTAAGCCGAGTAATAGTGCTTGGATCAACCTTTAAATGTTCAGCAATCTCTTTTTGATTGCTTATATCAAGGCCATGCAATATACGGGATACTCCATTTCTCGCGCTTGCAGATATATCAACTGATAATTTGCTCATGGTTAGGTCCTAAGCATTTGAAGTAGTTCGTTTGATTGGTTCTTTGCCATTTGCCAAATCTCTGATTTGGTATTCGCGAGCTAAAGGAATCTTTTCATTTGGCCACTGGTAAACAGCAGGTGGCTCAATTCCTAATAACTTTGCTAAGCCAACACCATTGACACCAAGCAACTCATAAGCTTCCTGTTTGGTCATTTGTGCAACCTCAAAAATAAGATTTCTTAGTATTAAAACAAAGATAACTTATTTTTGCAAGATGTAAGATAACTTATATGAAGAATCTAGAAACTATGGGTCAGCGTATTCGCGCCTTACGAAGAGAAAAGAAATTAACCCAAGGCGAGTTGGCAAAAATCGCCGGAGTTAGTGCGCCCAATGTCACTGGTTGGGAGAAAGATGCTTATGCTCCTAAAGCAGACCCATTAAGCAAAATGGCCGCTTATTTCGGAGTGTCGACTTCATATATAACTAATGGAGATGAAAGCGGCCCTAAGTTGGATAGCACTGTTACACAATTGAAAGTTCTGGATATCGAAGCTTTTAAGAAAAAATACAATATTCCCGATAGCGAAGATGCTGTTAAATTTCTTGAAACACCTGTTAAATCATTCCCCACCCAAAAAAGATATGTTCCTGTTAAGGCTTACTCCAAGATGGGCATGGATGGCTATTTCACAGATATGGGTTATGAAGGCAATGCTGGAGATGGGTATGTTCCAACTCACTCAGCAGGACCAAGAGCCTATGGCATTAAAGGCACTGGCGACTCAATGTTTCCAGCAATTCGTAATGGCTGGTATGTGGTTTGTGATCCAGATGCGGAACTCGTGCCGAATGAGTTTGTTCAGGTATGCTTGAAGGATGGAAGATGCACAATTAAAGAATTTGTTGGCATAAATGGCGGGGTTTTAAGCTTGCTTTCTGTGAATGGTGG